TTGAACATCACTGTCTTTTAACCGATATAGCTACTTTCTATATATACATTGCTGCATATTTGGGCATATGTTTACCCACTTGTTCCGGATTTTGTACAACATTATTAGCAGATACTGTTAACGCAATAGCTTCATCAATTGTATTCCCTGCTTCAACTAGCGCAGATGCTGACCTTTGAAGTGCTTCTCCGATTCCAGCCGACGAAATGCTAAAATTATTTCCTACTTCATTATATTTGTCAATTATTGTAATTGAATCTTGTGCTGCTATATCGAAAGCTTTCATGGTAGATATAATAGAATTAGTTGCTTCAGATATATCAATTCCATCTCCGACATTTTTATATAACGTTGCAACTTCTGCAAGAGATGACGCATCTAACAAATTATATCCAAGTCTAGCAAAATCTGCTGTTGAGTTTACTAAATCAGAAATTGACGAACCTAGCTCTTTCGCTTTTTGAGAAGCGTTAGTCAAAAAATTGCTGTATGTCACATCTGTTTCATTTGTTACTTTTTTTAAAGAAATCATTGCTGTATCAATATTTTTAACTTCTGTAACTATATCTCTAAAAGTTGAAATTACACCCATTACCGCACCACCAGCAGTTACGAATGTAAGAAAGTTACCAATATCACTCTTAAATTTTTCAAATATTGTAGTTCCCGTTTTACCTAAAGAAGTCGCGTCGGATTTTATAGAATTAAACTCTTTACGTAAGTTTCTAAATTGGATAGCATCAACTTGTTTTATTCTTCCTTGTAAATCAACAAACTGATTTTTAAAATCACTCGTTAGTTTTGTGTTTTTCTTTAAATATGTTGATATCTGATTATCTAAAATGTTTTTATCAAATTTTAAATTTGTTTCTGCATTAATTTTTACATTCTTTACTTTACTATCCAATTGTGTTTGTATTTTTTTTGAATCTACATCAGCAACAACGCCAACTCCAATATTAAATTCATTAGCCATTATTTTCACATCCTTTCTAAAAATTGATTAAAATGCATAAAAATAGCACCTTAATCGAAAGGTGCGAATTATTTTAATTTCAATATTTATTTCCAACAAAAAAGAGGATAGTATTAACCATCCTCTTGTAAAATTTGTTTTATTAACTTATTATATTTAACTTGCCTTTTTTACTAAAACAACCCCATGTTCACCAAATTCCAACTGTTCAACATATCCACTATCCACTGGTATTAGATATATATTAGTTAAATGTTTCCTTAAAAACATCATTAGAACGCACACGTTGTTAATAATGATGTCATTATTATCGTAGCATATGACTATATCATCAACGAATTCCATGGTTAAACCATTTACAATAAAATTACGTTCTTCCTTGCTGTTAAATTTTTCAGTGATTAATAGTTCATCAACACCCATTTCATAATACAACATCATCCATCTTTCTTGTAACTCGTCAATTGTTAACCTCATCATTAAAAATTACCTCCCTAAAATATTAATAATTGTTAGTTATTATTTGGCAATTATATCACATATTTTTATAATATGTTACATTTTAAGGCTTTTTGGTTCATATATTATACAGCGACAAGTTATTATAATCCAATTCAAAAACCTCTTCGGCTTTCAAATTTAATGCTTGAGATATTAACAGAATTGTTATTTGTGTTGGGTATGATTTTCCGTTCTCTATTTTATTTATCATACTATGACTTACACCAGATAACTCTGCTAATTGGCGTGACGACATATTTCGTTCCCATCTGATTTTCTTAATGTTATTTAATACTTTCATTTAAATTACCACTACTTTATTTAATATGATAGTTATTATTATCCATCCGATGTCACACATGTTAAAGTGATAAAAGTATAACAGCAATTTCGACAAAAATCTACATGAAAGATATACCATATATTGTGTTTATATTGGAAAATATACTATATATGGAAGAATGTTAGGTGTGATATGATTAGAGAGCGGATGGAATAATGGTAAATAAAAATTAATAAAAGGATGGATTTATTATGAGTTATACAAATGCATCAAAAGCATCTGATTCTGCATCCGAAATTACATAAATTTTTGTAGTTTCCGAGCTATTATGTCCTAAAAGTCGTTGAGCCACCTCAATAGATTTCTTCTCGTAGACTACCATATTTGTGGCTTTTGATTCACGAAACAGGTGGGGGTGTATACGTCTGCCTATTACTGGTTCAAATATTTTATGACACCAATAGTTGAATCCTGTGTCTGATATTTGGTCGCATCGTTTACCGTCTTTTGTTTTTCTTACAAACATATAAGGATTATCGTCATCACCCCTAACTTCTATCCATTTTTTTAATGCTTCCATTGCGTCTTCTCCATACTGAAGCTTACGTACTTTTCCAATTTCTCCTTTACCCTTACATCTTATGTCGTGAGTTCTGTAAGCAATAGCTTCCATTTCACTCTCTTTTCCATTTTCATCTTTGATTTTTACCATCTTCTTTTGTGGCTCATAATTAACAACTTCTTTTAATAGCAATCTTGCTTCTTCACGTCTACATCCTGTAGAATAAGAAAATTTTAAATAAGCTAAATGTTCCCACAATTCTTTTTCTTCAAGATAATTACATAACTTCTCATATTCTTCTGGAGTTAATGGTTCTTTCTTATGAACGAAGCCAGTCTTAGGAACTACAATTTGCTTTGTTACATAATTACGAAATACTGGATATTCTTCTTCATAATATAACATTATGTATTGATTAAAAGAACTTATCACAGACCTTTTAAACTTCATACCTGATTCAGATATTCCACGCTTATATAATGAATTTTGATACATCATAAAATCTTTGGCTTTTATGTCTACACATTTCTTATCATCTTTAAATTCTTTTATCCAATACAAGTATATCTTCAATGCCGATACATATTGTTTGTGACTTTTTCTACTTAAATGAGTAGCATTATCCAAATATTCTTCAGCCATTTGTCTATTGAACCTATTGACAGAAGCCCACATTTCATCTGTTATTGCATCACAATGTTCTGCTGTATTACCCATATTTATTTCCTCCATTTCTTCTTGATCGTTTGTATAATAAAAAGAAGTGGAGTTTAGTCCACTTCTAAATATTTTGTGTTATTTGTTTTGTAAATTTTTTATTTACTTGTTCTAATGGTGTATTCAGTCCGAAGAAAGCATATTTATATAATCATTATATAATCATAACTCTCCCTCAATCGAGAGGAGAGCTAACTTGTTGCTAATCTCTCCTATAAATTCTAACATGTCATTACTTCTAGTATCATACCTAAGTAATTTGTATCCTTTTCCCAGTAAAAACGTTTCTCTTTTTATCTCATCCACATTATTATAATTGTCATGTCCATTTTCATCACATTCAATTATTAATTTATCGTCAATTAGAAAATCCACAAAATAATTATGTATTTTATACTGATAATCAATTTTGTGATATTTAGAAAATATTTTTGAAATGAGTTCTTTTAACTCTAATTCATATTTTTTATTAATAAGTTTTATATTAAAAGACATTAGTTCTTCGTATAGCAACGGATATTTACTGCAAACATCTTCTCGTAATTTAGTAGCCGTATTATTATTTTGAAGTTTAAAAGCAATTCTTAAAATGCAAGCATAAGGTATCAATAATAAATAAGGTGTTTTTGCTGGTATTTCATTATGAAATTTTTTAAATGATTTTAATTTATCTCCATTAATTCTATATATACCATCGTTACAGAATTCTTCTCTGTTTCTTCGTATAATTGTGTCAATCGTTTTTGTATTTGTTTTATAATAATTAGCAACTTGAAATATGGTTAATCCAAAAAATCCTTCAATATATTTGTCTATTTGATTTATTTTATTGAGGATTTCATCCCAATTTATATCATTAATTTTATTCATGCGAAAATACTCCTTATAGTTTTTTATTTGTACTTTTCAGCACAATAAAAAGCACCTCAAATCAATGCGGTGCTTTCTGTCTACTGAAAATATTTAATTTTTACACATAAAAATAGCCATAAATAGTATCAATATATACTAGATATGACCTCAAATTGTTAGAAACTCCACATGAATTTCCACTTTTATTCGTTTACGCAATAGTTAAATCATCAGTTACACTTAATTCAGTTACTACCTTTAATTTACTAAGTGGTATATCTGTCATTAATTCTAATAACTTACTTTCTAATACTGCTAAATCAGTAGTTGAATATTCTGTGTTGTCTGCATTTAATACAAACTGCCAATAATTAACTAAATTTGCATTGCTAATAAGTTTTATAATCTTATATATCATGATTTAATTCCTTTCTATTGTTTAGCCAATATACTAACCAGCCATATTATATAATTATGGTTAATATTTCAGCTATTCATATTTATTTAGGTAACGCTAAATTAGCTTTAGTTGTTACGTTCCATCCTTTAGCTTTTAAATATTCACCAAATTTCTTTATAATATATCCATTCTGTAATTCAACAACTGCTTCGTTCCAAAACTCACCTTGTTCATAAATATTACTACTTCCATGAAAACCTTGAGATGCCAACCAAACTATTTCTTCTTCATAACCATCTTTATAATGAATGGAATCAATATCTAAAAATATCTCTATTTCATATCCATTTGCAGTTTCATGCACTTCAGATGTAGTAACCGATTCTAATAATTGGAAAGTCCTGACATAATATTTTGGATTATATTGCCCATAGAAGCTTTCTTCCATATAGGCTTTAATTAGGTATTTTATGTCTTCACCAATTTTTTCTACCATTTGTTTTAGAGTAGTCTGTTTAAGATAATTAATCATTTCCTGTGTACTACGAAACATCTTTCCCATACTTACACCTACTTTTGAACAACATCAGAAATATTAACTACATTATCAACGTTCTTCTTATTAGTTTTAGTAGTAGTTTTCTTATGGTCTTGTGGTTTCTTTACTTTATTTTCTTTATGTATGGCTTCGGCAACCGCTTTTAAATATTCTGGATTTTGAGACATTTTATTAACATCAGCAAAAACATTTGTCATTTTATCAATCTCTTCTTTAGAAAATTGACTATTAATTTTATCTGTCTGTTCCAAAACTTTCTTTTGTAATTCTTGAACCTCAATTTCCTTTTGTAACAAGTCTACAGTAAGGATTTCTACCGCACTATTACTATGTAATAATTGTTCTTTTAAATGATTAATTTTATCATCTACTATATTATTTAATTGGTATAATGTTGGCATATCATAAATTAAATCATCAAAAATCTTTTGTCCAATAGGAGATTTTAATAATTTAAACATATACTCAATATCCATATTTCCATCTTCATCAACTTGTGGTTTAACATTTGACATATCATTTAATATGTAAAATAGTAAAATTGGCTTTCTCATTTCAGGTGAATAATCTATCCCATCGACAACAATATTAGCAATTTTATCAGCAATAGATATTAGTCTGCTATATTCCATATTTTCTGTAATTTCTAATATAAATGGGTGTTCTTTATTGTTTAATGGTATATCATATGTATAAGTTTTATCTGTGATTAATAAGTCGATTAATTCTTTCGTTGCTGTATTTGACATATTTAATTCCTCCGATTTATTTTAATTTGTTTTTCTTTCTTTCCTTACGTCCTTGTTTGACTGTTTCATATGATACCCAGCCCCCATCTATGGTAGATAAACAAATCCATCTGTAATCTAACTCTGGATATTTAAACCAAAATAATTTTCTTTTAAGTAACGCAATATTGTCTGGGCTACCCTTAACATCATAAATAATTTCTTTTCCATTAGAAAAGGAAAGAACAAAATCGGCTACATAATTAACTGCCAATATCGTCTTTCCTTCATGTTTAAAACTGGGTTGTAGTTCATATTTTACTTGTTTTTCACAAGATATGATTTCGCCTGATTGAATTTTAGGCTCTACATAATCCCTATAAAATTTCATCTCTGTAAGAGAATCGTAAACGAATCCCTTATATGTACGTTTTTCTACTCCAGATTTTGTGATATCTACACCGTACTTTGAACGCTTTCTTTGTTTCATTTTATTCCTTTCTAAAGTTAATTAATAACCATATATAATTTAATACAATCTGTCTCAAATGTAACATTTTGTAGACAATTCATTTCACATTTGTGACGATTTGTCACATCAAAAATCTCGCAAACCATTGTATTTACTAGCTTTCTTCGGGTTTAGTATTCTTATTCTTACACTTTGTTAGACATATTAATATACAATATTATTTTCTATTAATTTATCCCATCCACTATCTTTAAATAAAGTTATAACTGTTTTATCCATCTGAGTTCCACGATTAAATATAAAAGGATTAACAGTAATACATTGCAGTTTTATAGTCGGTCTCTCAATACAACCAGTTTCATGTCTTCCTAATATTCCCTTTTTAATTAATGAAGATACTAATTTTCTAGCATTATCATATCCAACATCCATACAAGATGATAATTCTTTAATATCTAAAATTTTACCATTAAATTTCAGAACATTATCTTTATATGAAATATATGGCAATAACTGCATGGTAAAAGCAAATTCTGCATTTGATAATTTCTTACCTAATATTGGCATTACTTTGTCGTATACCTTCAAGAAACTCTCTCCTTTATTAAAATTTCGTTCATATTTTTCATTTGCTTCTTTTGATTTATCTCTTAATATTGAATCGCCTTCATATATGTAATCAATTATTTCACCTGTATTCTCATTGAATACAGTACCTCTCAATTCTTTTTCTTCGCATAATTCTTTCATTCAAGCCACCTTTCTATGTAAATTTTCTCTGGGCGTGAACTTGTTCACGAACAGAATGGTTTGCGATAGCAAGCCATCGTCTTTTGACTTTAAGACTTCTTACCGTAAAATCCCACACAGTTTACTATATAATTCTGAGGAAGAATATCTTCAACTTTTCTATTCATCTGTTTACCACAAACTAAACAATTTTCAACAGGTTTATATTCACTCATTTTTCTTTCAATAGTTTCATCTACATTACAGAAATTGCAATGATATACATATGATGGAATAAAAATCACCTGGCCTTTCTTGATAAAAGTTATCTTTTATTTTAATTCGTGTTTACACCATGCATCATAAAGTGGAGTAGTTTCATCCCTATCAAAAACAAAACATAATGAGTTTCTAATGTCGTGCCAAAAACAATCTAATAACCTTCCTTTATTTTTTATGTACATACCAGCCTGTAGGGTATTCATAAGAAACACCGAGTCATCGCCCTCGTATAATTCTCCTGTAATTCTTGATTTAATTTTTATATAAATTCCACCTTTCAAAATTATTAAATAAAATTAGTAAAAAAAAGGACATACCGCACCATCAAATATAATAGTGAGATATGTCCTCTATGTATTTATACTATTCACTATTTTATTTTTGTTTTTCTTATTAATAATATTTGTCTTTTTAGTTGACAATATATCTTTTATTTGTGTTTTGATATTATCGTTAAAATTTTCTAAATTAGATAAATCGCAATTATTTAATAGACTAATTGTTTCTTCTCTGGATGTATTTTTAAGAAAATCATCTCTTAAAATCATAAATATTTTATAACAGTTTATGTCATGACCATATAATCTCCAAGATTCAAATGATTCTAGTTTTTGACATGATTGGCAATAGTAATATGGTTCACCACATATTTTACATTCTCTATTTGACTGTGGCATAAATATCACTCCTAATATAAAGAGGAGCATGTAAAAATACACACTCCTCAAATTATGTATTATTATGCTTGTGGAATTACGATACTAAATAATCGTTTTTCGTAATCACAATAATCTTGGAAACATGAAATTTCGAAAGGATGTTTACCTTCGGTTGTAAATGTTAAGTCTACAGAAGAACTTAATTTAGCCGCAGGGAAAATTAGATATGCATAATATAATACTGATTTATTACATACATCACATCCTAATACTTCAACTACAAGCTGTCCTGCTGTTGGGAAATTAACAGCTGTATTTACCACTTCTACTGCATTTTCAGTTTCATATTCATATTTTACAAATACTTTACCGCTTGTAACTGAAGTAGGAAGTGTAATAGTTTTTGTTACGTCATCATAAACAAATTCTGTAGCGGATGCAGTAGCACCTGCAACATATTTAGTTCCGAGTGTATTATCACCTTTTAAAACATAAATTGCTGTAATATCAGCAGTCGGAGTCTGTGACAATGTAACAGTAGTACCATCTACATCTAAAGTTTCAAACTTCGGAGCTGTTACTTTATTTGATGCATTTGCAACCTTTTTAGTAGTTCCAAATTGTGCAGCCGCAAGCCCAAGGTCAAATAATGAATTTGTTGCTGAGAAAGTTGCTGTTTTTGCTCTTTCAAATTCCATGATAGGAGAACCTAACATATCTACTGCTTGTGTTGCTTCAGAAGCACATGATATACTTGGGTCTTCAATCTGGTTTATAGACCACAATACATCTCCGGTATCAGAAGATGACATAATTGCCCTAATTGGACGGTCGATTATAAAATTATTAATATCAAAAGCCATTTTTGTTCCTCCTTATTTTTTATTAAAATTGGACATAAAAATAAGAACTATGTTTCAAGTTCTCCTAACCAATCTAATTCTTTTTTATTTATTTTAGTTCCATCTAATTTACCACTATATACACCATTAATTGTGTTGTTAGCGTCTTTTATTTTTTGTATTCTACGAACGCTATCCATAAATGCATTAATTTTCATGTCCCAAACTTGAGCGTGATTATATTTAAATCCTTCACAGTTTACCATTGCAGATATTAATGGTAATAAAATTGAACTAAATTGTTTATCTTCTTTTTTATTGTTTTTCTCTCTATCTTCATCAATTAAAAATCGTTTCGTAAACTCATTACCAGCCAATTCAACTTTCTTTTTTATTCCATGTGTTTTTGTTAGGTAATCAAAGATAATTTTATAAATATATCTGTCAATTATTATGTCATTTTTGACATCATACATTACTAATTCTTCATTTTCTTCGTTTATACCACATTCAAAATTTGTAAAATCTAAATTACCAAAAATAATAGCAGTATCTTTAACTGAAAGTGATTTAGTTAATAAGATAAACAATTCAAAATCCGAAAACTTTTCATAATCAATACCATTATCAAATAGAAATGATTTCATATCTGATGGGATAGAAGTAACTAAATATATTATTGAGAAATATTTATTTTCTCCGAAATCGCATATCTCACCCAATGTTGGTTGATGAATACTAATTTTATCATTTATATAAAAATCTCCACCTCTATATATTGTTAAAGTATCAATATTCATTAATTCACCTTATTTATAAAATTATCAGTAGTTAAATTATTAAATTGTAATGTTCTCATATGATAATCGTTCTCTAAAATTTTTTCATTATCCGACACTAACTCTAATTCAAAACCTAGAAAATTAGACCAATTAAATGCATCTATAATTACACCACTTAACACATCATGCCTATTTCCCCAAGATGTCTTTAAATCTGTTTCATGACAAATAATACTTACATTAATATTTACATTTTTAAAAGTGCTATTAACAGGAGATTTTCTGCTACTAAAATCAAAACATATGTAATTTTTTACTTGTAATGTACTATTTGGTATTTTCAGATAAGAATATATATTATTATTTTTCATCTGTGATGGCAGTGTAATATTTGGATTGTTAATCAATGTATAGACATCTGCAATACTAATTAACTTGTTCATAATCTTTGATTTATACTCTATAACGTCAGAAATAACCGTATTACCACCTCCTACATTCCAATAACAATATTATAATTACCAATAGTTCCATTATCGCTTGTGCAAGTTAATCCTAACACATTATCAACTACATCATAACTTTCATCCACAACTTTAACTTTACAGTCGTTACCGTCATATTCAATAATAAATTTACTTTCGTCCATGCCATTATAATTAAAACTCCAATTTGCAGTCCAACTTGTTACAACAGCACCATTCTCGTCTTTTAATGTAGGAGTAAACGTACACCATAAAGTGTTATTTACTATTAAATCCATATCATGCGTAATTGTCATGGTATAATTAATTGGCGAAGGTTCAGGTGGAGTAGTAGGAGAGAAGTAGTTACAAACTCCAAGTGCAATATTATCTGTTAATGCATTATAATTATCAGCTTTCATGGTTAACTCAATAATACCTTTGTCTCCATATTTAAATTCTGTACGATTTGGATTACTTATTACAAATACTTGCGGAACTTCAACAGTGGAATCATCAATCATAAATCTTTTATCTGTATTTAGTAACACAGTATTTGAATCAAAGGGTAATTTTATCTTGTGTGTTGAATTTGGAGTTGTGATTACATTTCCTTCATCTAACCCGACAGACAATGTTGTTTCATCTATACATGGATAGGATAGAATAGTACCTGTTGAATCTTGCCATTTAAGATTATAGTTGCAAAGTTGCATTTTACCTGTAGTATATATTTCATCATCTGAATCTGCTTCAATTGCCAACCAAGTTTCATTTTCCCAAATAACATAGTCTCCAACAAGAATATTTTCATTTGGTAGTGTTATCAAGTCTTTTTTATATGGAATGGTAGATTCGTTAATTATTAATTTTCTATCAACATCACCTATTTTTACATCTTTACAAGAAAGTGTCTGTGGAGCATCGTTTAATATTGTTTGCTTTAATCTATTTAAGTCACGTTCTCTTTTGGTAGAACCCATAAGATTGATACGTGCTGTATATTTATCCACAAAATCACTTCCTTTCTATAAAATATTTTTTATTAATATCCTTTAATATTCTGATAGATTTAAATACTTCTTTCTTGCATATCTTAACAGAATATTCGTTATCTATTAGGTACTGCATCGTATTTAACACAGATACGAATTGCGGTTCATCCTTTAAAATAGACACCAATTCTTTATTCCCAATCAATTCTCTTTGAAAACTTTCAAGATAATCAATAAGTGTTTCAGAACATTCTTCCTTTAGTGGTAGTATTTTATATGTCTTATTAATTAAAAAATCAAAATATCTACAAAAACTTTCATTTGGTAATAGTCCATATTTTACTTCTATCATAGTCGCAACCTATCCCAATCACCGTTGATAAATGAATATTCATTCATGGCTGATTTTGCTCGTTTTCTGCCTAAGTCATAAGTATTTTGTACTGCATTAAGCAGATTAGCAGGAGAGAAGACCGAGAAATCTTTTGTGCTTAATTGATTTCTTAAGTTTTCAATGTTGTTTAAATAAGGTTTAAGCCAATATTCAGCCATAATATCTGTCAATATATCAATAACTTCATCATCAACGTCAAAATTAAATATCATCAGAGTGTCATCTCTATCAGAAAGATTCTGTTTACATAAACGTTTAAATTTAGTACAGGCACTAGATAAAAGGCTTGTTAATATTTCTTGTTGAATAGCTTCAACATATAAGAGCAAATCAGGATCAGTAATTTTGTCTTTGAATTTATCAAATATAACTTTATATTCAGTCATATATTACCTCCTAAAATGAAGGATTTAGTTCAACACCAAGAACGTTTTCTAATGCATTAATTCTATTAGTAGAATCAAGTTCTTTAGAATCGATTAAAGCTTTAGCCTTGGCAGCAACGGTGTCTTTTACACCTCTTGATAATTTTGAACAAATTTCCTTGATTTCTTCTGGTGATTTTGAAAATATTTCATCTAGATCATCTCCAAGAATTGTATTTTCATAGAATTTAGAAACTTCAAGAAAATTATAAAAATCTAAAGCGGTATATTCATCAGTGTCTTCAAAGAAAATCCAATTGTTTACATAAAAACTACGGCTAGTATTTCTCATAGATAGCAATTCGCTAAGTTCAATGTATTCAACTGAACCATATGAATCCCACTCAATCTGATAACCATTAATTTTTTTAGACACATATATAAGTTCTCCTTGCACTCCACTTTTACATGGAACAAGTGTATCTAATGGAATTTTCTTCTTATTCTTTTTAACAGCTAATTTTTCTTCGTTTATTGTATTAGAAGGTGAAGATTGTGATTTCATTTTTTCTTCAAGTTCTTTTCTGATTTTTTCTTCAAGTTCTGCTCTAAGCTTAGCCCCTTCTTCAAGACGTTTTTGTTCTCTTTGTTCTTTGCTATATGCCATTATAAAAATCCCCTTTCATTCTAATTGTGAGTGGAAATAAATCCACCCACAATGTTTAATATTATTTATTATCCGATTCTGTAGATACCGAATACCTGAGACATAACTACAGCAACATTATATCTCTGAGCCATTAAGAATTCCTGAGTTAAGTCGGCATTGCTCATTGGATCTCCAGGAATGATTAATGTATCTCCTTCAGTAACGAATTTGATAAATTTATCATCACCAGCAACTACAAATAAGTCAGTATCATTTAAGATAAAGTTTGTAGTTCCAGCTTTATGTCCATTCTGCATAGCAATTACAGGGTTGTTACCAACATGTCCAACATATCCCATTGCATATAGGTCTTCTTTTGCAGAATCAGCATCAATACCAGTAATACCAGTAATTTTCTTAACTGCCTGTTTTGAACCTAAAATATAAGCTCTCATTCCAGTTGCACTTTCAACATGGTCAATCAAAGTAGTAAGGTTTGCTTCTGTGAAGCTACCACTTACCTGATATGGTGCAACTAATTTGCTATATGTACCAGCGAATGCAGTATAAATATCTTCTCCAATCTTTAATAAGAATGATTTAGATACTCTTGCAATCATTTCATTGATATCAATTCTTCCTGAAAGAACTCTGTTAAGTTCTTCGTAAACTTTGATAGCCTTTAGCTGTGGAGTAACATATACAGTTTCACCGCCAACTAAACGCTGTCTTCTTACGCCCTGAGTGCCTTCAGCGATATCTGCAACTGCGAATAAAGAAGCATCCTGTACTACGAAAGAATCTTGGTCTCCAAGTGCTTTATTTCTATAGTCAACAAAGTTGAAAATAGGAGATGACTCTGGAAGACCTTCTACTACAGTTTTTGTTACGATTTCTTCCATAATTGCAAATAACTTTTTACAGTCACCATCTCTAACTGCTCTAAAATCAAGAGTAGTAGAACCATTGTTTGCTTCGATTAAAGCTTGTTTTAACACTTCCATAGAATCAGAAACAGAGTAGTTTCCTGCGATTTTACCTTTATAGCTATCAATAGCTAATTTAATAACGTCGTTCATTATTGTACCTCACTTTCAATGTTTATTATTATTACTGTACTTCTACAACGTAGAGAGTTTTTGTTCCAACAGTGTCAATTGCAATAACTTTTCCAACCTGAGTTGATCCAGCAGTAGCAGTAGTAACAACTTTTAAAGTTGTAGCTGCGGCTAACTCTACTAATTTACCAACAGTAGGAGTTGTGTCAAAAGCTTCTACTGTAGCTGAGAAGATATCACCTTTTTGTAAAATACCAACTCTTGATACTGCACCAGCAGCATTTTCAAATTCATCCATTTGTTTCTTTTCGTCGTACATAACTTCTGGAGTACAAACAAGACCGAAATAAGTTGTAGTTGCAGTAGGTGCTGCTGTTTTGTGAATTTCTCTTTCACCTGTTTCTAAGTCTCCGATTGCTACGACACGTCCGTTTTCGATTGCTGTAGCTGTAGTACTAACATAATATCTGCCACTCTTAATAAGTGCTGGGTTTTTTGTGAATGAACAATTGTCAATTCTCACGATAGTTTTTGCCATTTTAAATTCCTCCTAATCTTTCTTATACTTTTTAAATAGGTCGCCATAAACTTCTTTAGTTTCATCTGTTTCTTTTTCTACAGAGAACTTTAAGTTTTCTTGTTTCTTTGTTTCTTTTGCATATTCAGTATGTAATCCAACAATGTAAATACATTCTTTTTCAAGTTCAGCTAATGTATAATTTTTAGAATTAGCCTTTAGCTCTGAAAACTCTGTTGTATTTCCAATTCTTTCTTCGAATTTATCGAATATAATATCTTCATTGGCTTTTCTTTCTTCTTCCATTTTCTTGTTTTTATATGTGATTAATTCATCAACATCTGCTTTGGAAGTTGAATAGTTTTCCTTATATTCATTAAATTCTTTTAAAAGATTGTCATACTGACTCTGTAAATCTTTTAATTCTTGGCTGAAATCAGTAGTAGCTTCTTCAACAATATCTTCTTGTGTAATATTATTCTCAATTGTTTCTTCTGTAACTGTCTCAACACTTTCAATAAGTGTCTCGATAGCAACTTCTTCAACTTCTACAGTTTCAACAACAGGTTCTTCGATTATTGTTTCTGCTACTTCTTTCGTAGTTTCTTCAATAACGATTTCCTTATTGTCATCCATTTCAGTACCTCCTTTACTTAAATTATTTATCTCAACTTCTGTAGTAGAAGATTGATTCAATAGCTTAAATTCTTGCAACATATTTGAATATTGCTGTTTAAATTCACTCAAATAATCCTTAGAATATAATTGTAAATTTGCGTTTTCAAAACAAGGCTCAACATTTTCTCCCAATAGTGTTAATGCTTCAAATTCCATTTTTTCAACCACATAATAACCATCTGAATCAACGATGTATGATGAAACATTAATCTCCATTGACTGTGAAATTTTTTCTGCCTTTACAATGTGTTCATAACCATACTGTCTCTTCCATAAGATTACATCAGTAAATAAGCATTCTTTCTTTTCACCATTTTGCAATATTAATTCTTCAAACCATTGATTTGCACTTTCAGGGACAACGCCAAAAGGAACTGTAGCGTTTGCTATACTAATTCCATTTTCAGTTTCAACAATTCGAATATCGTGTCCACCAAAATCGTCTTTTTCGTCATCATACCTAGCAACAATCGGAATATTTTTGATTGATGGCAATGCATTTAAAAATACATCTTTTGAAATATCAGAATAATTTCTATTTCTTCCTGTGTATGCAATTAAACATTTTGCTTTTGCAAAACTTTTATTTAAGTCAACTACGTCTGAAAATTTCATTTCAAAATCCACTTTAATTTTCTTATTTTTCATGCTTACCTCCTTTCTCAAAAAGTCATTTTTAAAGCGTCAGAAAAGAAGCACTTTTGCTTTATTTCTTCATCATTTATATCCAAACAAAAAAGACTTGGATTATATTCAAATAACCAAATCTTTTTCTTGTGAATATCTTCAATTGTGTTGATTAACTTATAACTTTTTGAAAGGAGAGTGTCTTTTAATTCTTCGTCAATTACATTTAAAATCATTTTATCATCTCCTTAATTTTCGTTATTTCCATTTTGTTCACGACTTTTTTCTGTATTGTCAGAAACGGTTTGTCCTTTTTCTTCTTGTGTTGATGCGCCACCAACGTTATCCTCTGAACGAGAAATTGTATTTGAACTTATTAATGGACTTGTGAACATTTCATTTGTTACCTTTAAAATGTCGTTTTCAAGATAACTAAAATTAACAACATCGCTAGGCGTCATACCTAATGAAGCGGCATATAATAATTTTGAACCAGAAACTCCATATTGTGACGCTTTAAGCATTCTATTCGAATACTCATCAACATTAAAAATTGATTGATCCAAAAACTTTAATTCAAATGTATATGGCAAATTCATTTTCTTTATTTTTCTATTTATGTTTCTAGCAATTTGCGTAAGTATACTGAAAGCTATTTGTTCATCGGGTTTTGTTGACAAAGTTAAACTAGAAGAACTTGATGCTTTAGCACTACCAAATAACATTCCACTTGTTCCTGAACTAGACCAAAATTCTTCTTCGGCTTCATTAACGGCATCTGTGTCGGCAGAAGATGACTTCTGAAATGAAAAATCCGATATAACAAACGGAGAAAGAATCAATCCAATTCCAGATGGAAGATTACCAGCTGCTTGATTATAATATTTCATTGCCATGTCGAAATCCATTTTAGGGACACCGTCATCGTCAACTTCCATTTTTAATGCAAGAACTTTATAATTATCGATTTCAGTCTTTGCTTTTTTAAGTAGTTTATAATCCTCCAGCCTTATTAAATCTAAGAAAATAGAACAGTATACAGGAGTACTAAATAATGGGTTATTTTCATCCGCCTTAATACATATTCCGTTTGATGGTTCAAACCAACGTAAATTTGTATTCCCTTTTATCTTTTTCTTAGAATAACCCTTATAAGCATAGTAAGCATTTTCTATTTCTTTTCCATAAGCAGGGAATAAATGTTCTTTACCAGTAAAATAGTTTAAATCAATAGAAAAAGAGTAACATCCATCCTCGATAGAAGATATCTCTGCAAAATTACTATTAAAAGGTTTAATGTAATAAGAATCTGATGTCTCATATTCCAATCCATAAAATACACCTTCGACAAATGCAGATAGTAATATTTTAGGCAACTCGTGTTTCAAATTATATTTTTCTATCTGAGCAATAACTTTGTAATATGTATCCTTGTATGTTTTTGTATTAATCTTTTTAGGAAGATTAGTTGGAACAACGATATGATTATATGTTGGCAATTTTGCATAGTAATCCATTAATCTACGGTAGTGACTACTTGTTATGTATAAGAAATTACTCATTTCTCGTAACTCTTTCTCAAATGACTGTGGTTTTTCCAACATAGTAACCACCCGTTCAATTGGATAGCGTTTATATATAACACTTTCATTACGATTATTAACTAAATCTTGAACCATACTTTTCTTAATATTTGCAAATGCTAGTTGAGCATATTTTTCTAAAGCTTGCTGTTCAAGTGTTTTAGAATTGTTAACTTCTTGATTGTCCATGATAACCTCCTTTCTTTTTATTTTTTTATATGTCTTATTGTATATTATTATTAGTATTTGCGAATCTGTGGTTGACGGAATTGGATCATTGTAGTCGGGTCAAAGTTCGATTGTTTTGGTTTAAACTTTCTTTCCAACTGACATTGAACCCAATAATTGTATCCAATACTTGAAACACGGTCTTTTCTCATACCAGATTTCTCAAACACTTTAATATTTACTCCCTTTGTTTCATATTCAAGATTTATTAATTCATTAACTAGAAGAGTAGTTTGTATATATGGTAACTGTAATTTTGTCTTATCTGATGAACTCATAGAATTATATCCTCTGATGTCCTTTAAAATTTCGTCTGCTTCAAATTCATTAACCAATATGTTTAAATATCCTTGTTTGAATCCATCTCTAAGCATTAAATACATATCGTTATTAAACTGTGCTGTAGCTTGAATTGCCCATATAACTTTTGGTGCTTTTTTATCAATACACCTATCAGCATATACTTGATCGTTGCAACAACTTAATGGTGGGTATATTGCTCCATTTATAGGGTCTGGTATATCACGACAAAGCGCATCGTAAATTCCTAAACCTATTCCCTTGACATCTAATGCAATTTCTGTACATTTAAATTGTTCAAACAATCTTCGCACAATTAAAGCTAATTCACTCGTATGTAACCCCTCGTGATTTTCAGCATAAATTAGGTTTCCTATATACTTATTACTTTTTGTTGGTAAAGAACTGTTAATAAATATAGATGCCGCATCATTATTTTGTTTTTTAGATGCTAATAAAGCAACGTCAACTGAAAGAATACGTTTTTCTCCGATGGCTAAATCAGGAATTTTAAATTTTTTATCAGATAAGCTAGATGGTGGATAAACTGCTGTTTTTAAAGTTCTTTGTTTTGAAACATCTTCGTATGAGAAAAATGCTCCATCAGTATCGCCATACCACAAGCAACCCATTTCCATATCCCATGCCATTTCACTAAAATCCGCTTCTGACATTTCATCTTCAACTTGTTCTTTTGACAATAGACCTTCTTTTATTGATATTTGATATGGCAAACCACAAATAAAATATTTTTTAGCGTCATTAACCAAATTAGCACAATATGCTTTTGCCTTTTCAAAACTCCAGTGACTTTTAAACCAACAACTTGACATATAAATTTCTTTATTTCTTTCAGCTAAATGTTTATATTCTTTTTTATTTAAATATTTTGGATTTCTTGGAGCTGTTAGAAATTTTCTTAAAACAGTATTAATGATATTTTTGTCAACCATACGAAATTCGTCAGTAATCAAGACATTCGCTCTAGCACTTCTACCTGAATCTGAAGCCGTTATAACTTTTATCCAAGATCCGTTTCTAAATTCTATATATGCTTTATTTTGACCAACTGAATAATCACTTATTTCCATTCTTAAATTATCTGAATTAATCATTAAATCTGTGGTTATTTTTTCTAAAACTTCATTCGCTTGATTACGATTTTTTGAACCGACACATATTTTTGTACCCGGATATAAAATGCATCTGGTTACACAAAATACAGCAGTTAACCACGTCTTACCTTGTCCACGAGCAGCTAAGTACATAAAGTAATTACTAGCATTCATCATATATAAAAGTATCATTTGAAATAATTTTAATGTAATTCCCAAATAATCTTTTGCAAATCTATGAGGATTAGAACGATAGAAACTACACCAAGTAGCTACTCCGTCCATTATTTTACTTGCTTTATCATTAGCTACTTCTTTTTCTGTTTTTTTATTAGTCTGAATCATCTAAACCACCACCAAACACAGCATCAAATAGTGCTTCATCGTCATCTTCGTATTCAGGCTTGTCTACTTTGTATTTATCCATTTCCTGTTCATACATTCGCGCATATGAATTCTTTATACCCATCATTTTACAAAGATGTCCCAAGAAATAAATGGTAATATACTTAACAATTCCATCTACATCTTTCCATTCTTCGTCTGGTTCAGGAATCGGCTTTTCATTTTCCCATTTTCTAATCAAAGTGCCAAAAGTGTTTTGTTCAGCAAGAGTATTTTCTTTAGTTTGTTTTGGTTGGAGATTAGCTGTTGCCAATAAATCCTGAAGAGTTTTTGTTAAATCCTTAGTTGGAAGACCTTTTTTCTTTGCCTTTAAAATATCTAATTGTGCATAGCAAATTTGTTTAAATACCTCTTCTTGTGCTTTAGTTGAACACTCGTGTCTAGTAGTCCAATCGAGATACTCATCTTCAAGATATGGATAATCTTCATCATCAAAACCTACCCCAAAGAACTTAACAGATTTCAATTTTGCTTTCTTTGAATCTTTAACGTCTTCTAATGATTCAATTACATTTCCTTTTTCTTCTTCAATGCGTTCAGTAATGGTATTTAAATAAGTTTTACCAATCCAAGGTTTAATCTGAATTTTACTTGAATATGTAGACAATCTACTCCTATCAGCACTTATTTTCTTACTAGCAGCTAAAGGAGATTCATTAAAATAAAGACCATACATCATACATATATGGTCTATCGCTTTTTCTTCGTTCCCCATATAAAAATTCGTTAAGTATTCAAAAAGTTGATCAGTGCATTTTTTGCAAGTGTCAATGTATCCACCATTACCTTTAAATGTCTCAAAGTTTGATGGCATAAAGTTTCCTTGTTGTTTTGAATATGTATTACCACAGCATGTACACCTAAATTCTTTAGGTGTATTATCATGTTGTTTAATATTGATTTTTACATCTTTATTTACTTGAGTTTTTGCACTAACATTTTTAGTGACAGTTTCAAGTTTTGTAGCCTTACCAGCGATAGTGCTCACCTCTTTCATATAATAAAATTAAGCAGTCTGTTGTAATAATAAACTGCTTTCTAAATAATCAATAATCTGATAATTAATATATAATTGTAATTTATTTTCTTTTAACCATTTATCAAATTCTCCGACATCTAATCTATAAACAAAATCAAGAAATTGATATGGTGTATTATTAAAATATCCATAATTATCATGAAATAATTTATGTATATCTTTGCGTAAACAAATTCCATACCCATAACTGATATGCAATATTTTTAATGTTTCTTTAATGCTATCAACATCATCTTGCTTATATTTAGACATATTCTTTCTCATATCTAAATTTAGAATATTAAATGTTTCTTTCATAATATCTTTAAAAGGAATTAAATGATGAACTTCATCGAATGATTTATCAGTAACAATACATTTATATTTACAAAAATCCATTGAGTTAGTTTGCCAGTCTTTAGTATCACTTCTTAGCTCTTGATATAAATCAGTAATTCCACCTTTCCATTTACCATTCATTTCTCCATTTAGCGGATTTATATGTCTAGGGTTAGAATTACCTTTCCATTTTCCAATTGCTTTTTTAGATTTACTCATTTTTCGTCTTGTTTCATCTGTTGGATGTAATAAATGTTCACCAACTTCATGAGTTTTCCAGTATTCTTTTTTGTTTTTAGATATTTTTTCTTTAGTATCTTTACTGCGTTTTATTCCTCTGATCTTTTCAGCAGTTTTTGTACCTTTAATTTTATTAACTCGTTTCATTGTTTCTTCTGTTTTACCAGAAAAATTGTATTTGCTTGCAATAGATTCTAGCGACCGATTTGTTCTATTCGGAAAATATTGTTGTATTAATTCCTCATTAGTAAAATCTTTATATAATGATTTCAATAATGTTAATTGATCGTCTGTCCATTTATCTGCCATTTTCTGACCTACCTTTCATAATCTGACCACAACATTAAAATAATGGGAGAGTAGTCGGTCAGAAACTACATTGACATTTACTAGCTAGGTAAATGTTCTCCCACAATAAAAAGTCATACCCGATGAAAAGTATGACCTTAAAAAAGCAGATAAAATTTGACTTCTATCTGCCTTGATATAATTATGTTTATTATTTTTTGGTATTTGCACCAAATAGTTTATATACATTTTCTTTTTCTTCATCAGACATATTATTCCAATTATCTGAAAGTTGGTTTAATGCATCATAGATACTACTTTTATATTTTTCTTTTATTACATACGTTTCATGGTCTTTAATATCACCAAATGCATTTTGTTTCCAGATAGAAATAAGTTCTATTCGTTTTCCGTTATCGCTTGTTGAATATTTTGATACTAGCGTTTCATAATCAATATTTCTTAACTGTGAATTAATATAATCAATATTCTTCATTACATTTAACGCAGTGCCAAAATCATCCTTTTCAATAAATTTACTGTGTTTTTCAATTAGTTTTTCTAAATCTGATTGTAATTTGTTTATTAATTCTTGTTTCATATGAACCTCTTTCTGATGTATCGGTCATCACCCTAAATTTGAGTGTATTTTTAAACACACAAGAAAAGACACCTCTGATGAGATGCCTTTGTTCTGTATTTAAACCTTATAAAATTCTCAATTTATGTTGTATATTATTATGTGTAATAAAAATTATACACCGTACTTTTCTGACAATACAGTATCAACGATATCCTCAACTAAATTATATAAACTAACTTTTTCATCATCACCACCTAATTCACAGTTTTCACAATCTCCATCACATTTATATGATTCATCGATATCTTCTTCACATTCCTCTGTAATCTCAAAGAAATCCATAGTATTTTCAAACTGTAGATGTTTCTTTACTAATTCTTCGCTGCAAGCGTCATCAATATATAAGTAGTCTTGCTCATATGTTTTATATGTACCATCTTCATATTTTGCCTTTTCAACTGATATCGTAAATTCTCTAGCATAACAATCTTCTAAAGTTAGTAACAACGCATACTCTCCATCATAATCCACATAATCGTAGTCTAAATGATGAAATGATAACTCTGCATCACTATCTTGAAATCTTACCTGACAAACTGCCTTTAACAATCTTTCAATAATATCTTCATACCCTAAAATTGTAATAGAAGAGAAGTTATCACTTTTATTTTTGTTGACGTATTCTAATGTGTTTAAAGCGTCTGATAGAAGTGAATATTCACAGCAATACGTTTCTGGTTCAAGATTATATTTAAGTTCCATATATTTTACCTTCTTTATGTTTATTATTATTTAGTTTAAAACAATTACTTTTGACTTTTCTTTAATTAAGTCACCATCTTTGTTTTGGCAAATTAAAGCAAACCCCATTTTTTGAGGTGCAGATAATCTACCATCCATATAATTCATCTTCTTAACATCACAACAAGCACCTTGCTCAAATAATCTAATAAATCCTTTTTCAGTATCACCAACTGCATGAGTATGCGCCATTACAACACAGTCAAACGCATCTCTTTCAGTTCTATGTAGATAATTCATTGCTTGTTCAGCAGTAGCTAATGTTCCTTGTCTATAAGCCAAAGGATGAACAAACCATGTATTTCCTATTTTACATTTCCAATCATCGACATATTCAATTTCTATATCATCAAAAACGTTACACAATGGTTCATATTGAATCTTTGATTTTGTTCTTTTATCGTAATGCTTAAATCCATCAACAAGAATTAATTCTAATGAAGTATCTGGTAATAACTCTAAAATATCAGTATCAAGATTCTTGGCAAAATAAGCAGCAAATCTTTTATCATGATTACCATAATTAACAATAACCTTTTTAGGCTTAATATATTCGATTACATCAATGAGATATTGTCTTGCTTGGATCATTTCTTCCATAGGAGAAATACGATACTGTTTTGGAAACTTTGATAATGCCTGACAGTCTACAACGTCACCATTGATTTGAAATATGTCCACTTTGCCAACATAATCGCTAAACGTGCTAATAGGAAGTTGGAACGGTACATGTAAATCAGAAATTGATAGGATAGTAGTAGCAACTCCATCAAATCCATGAATATATGTATCATATTCAATAATTCCATACGCCGTTTTTCTAAGATGGTCTGCTGACACATCTAATTCAAGTAAATCTACAATTTCCTGCCAATCCATATCTGTCTCTTTATTTATCTTTGCCTTACATAATCGTAATTTATGTTCAAATGCTGTTTCATTTTGTAATCTATTTAATTCGTTAATATTCACTCATCCTCTCTAATTTGTTTAATTTGTATAATTTATCACATATTAATTGTGCTATTTTCACATAGTATAATTATACATATTGTAGTATAGTGTTTAATGGATAATTATACGGTTTAGTGAGTTATATAAAAAAAATAAAACACCACATAAAAAGCCAAGTTTTGTTAGATTATTCATCTAAATCCTCATAATCGTCGTCGTACTCAACATAAATTGGATTTACTGGTTTTAAAAATTCTTTCATAGGTTGCATTTCAACATTTCCCTTTAATATTTGCTTTGTTAATGGAATTTTCAATGATTCCAACCATAATATAATAACTTCAAATAATTTTTCAACTAAGGAAAATATTAATAGACCTATCGTAAATCCTAGTAATGTGTATTTCAAATTTTTCATTGGAGACAACCTCCATTTTCTATATATTTTTAATCAAGTAAATCAGCCATCGAAGCCGTTTCACTTCTTTCTGTTATATCTAAACCTAGATATTTTAACATTTTTAAAGATTTATCATATTTTCTCTGCAAAAATACTGTTTTATTTTTATAAATATAATTATGGAATATTTCTATACTATTTCTGCCACTTATCCTTAGAGAAAATATATTTTTATTTTTAAGCTTTCTTATGCTTATATTTTTTGAAATCCCACTATAATCTTTTATAAATTTAAGTATTTTATACGTTCCTAATATCTCATAAGAAAAAGAGTTATATGTATCGCAATAAAATCCTACACATCCATCTCCATCAAAGTATCCTCTAATAAAATGACTAATAAAACAGTCATCAATTTTTGGTGGTTCTAAAATTAATGACTTATTAGGGACACATCCTTGTTTAATTAAATCGTTAACCATATCAATACTTGAAATAGTTGTTCTTGCCGACATAAATTCCTTTTCATTTAATTTAATTTTTCTTTTAACTACTTTATAATTTGACTTTAAATCATATAAGAAATTATATAAATGATATGTATCTTCTTCCTTTAATGAGAGTTCTAAACTGCCACCTTTAGGTCTTCCATCTTTATCATATCGCTTGTATACACTGTTTAATGCATAATTAAACTGTAACAAAGTGCAATCGAAAAGTGTAACACCTGTGATGACAAAAAATCCATTGTAACACCCCTAAAGAACCGTTATCCTTGAGTTTGACAAGAACTTAAGGAGG